CCAGATTGCACTTCAGATGGCAATCAACGTTCACGAAATTGGCAAGGTTCCGATGTTCCAATCCTTTGAGATGAACAACCACGAGCAGAGCCAACGCCACAGCGCCATGCGCTCCCACATTTCGCACACCAATCTTCGCCGTGGAAAGCTCAAGTCCGCAGAAGAAGACCGTTTCGTCGAGATGATTGACCGCATGAAGACTATGCAACCCTTCCACCTGGTTGACGCCATTAACGGTCTTACGGTCGATTCTTTGGTTGCCAAAGCCGAGCAGTTGAAGCCCGATATTCTCTTTGTAGACGGCGTATACTTGATGATGGACCAAGTTACTGGGGAAGCGAACACGCCCCAAGCACTGACAAATATCACGCGAGCGTTGAAGCGCGTTGCCCAAAGACTTGACATCCCCGTAGTAATTACCACCCAGACCCTTTTGTGGAAAATGAAGGGTGGCAAAGTGTCGGCAGATTCGATTGGTTACTCCTCCTCGTTCTTCCAGGACTCCGACGTTATTTTGGGACTTGAGCCTGTAGAAGACGACGAGTCAATCCGTGTCCTCAAGGTAGTCCAGTCGCGTAACTGTCCCCCTTCCCAAACATCTATTACGTGGGGCTGGGACACGGGGTGTTTCCACGACGAGACAAAGCAGTCCGCCTGTAAGTTCTGCGTACCCTGGACGCCCTAATGTACGACATCGAAACGGTCCTTGCGGAACTCGAGATTAGCTTTGATGTCCGTAATAACGAGGCGTTGGCGCTGTGCCCCATGCACAGAGCGCGCACAGGAGCCGCTGACCACTCGCCGTCGTGGTGGATTAACCTTGATACAGGGGCGCACATGTGCTTCTCCTGCCACTACAAGGGCAGTATTCTCCAACTTATTTGTGACATCAAAGACTTTTTTACAGACACTTGGGGAGTAAAAGAGCACGACTACGAGTCCGCAAAAGCCTGGCTCGCAAATGTTTCTGAGATTACTCCCGAGAAGTTGGCAATGGCGCTAGCCAAGATTCCTCGTCAACACGAAGAGTACGTACGCCCACTGGAGATGTCAGAAGCCCGTCTTGCCGTGTTCGTTAGCCCACCTCAGGAACACCTTGAGCAAAGGAAGATTACACATGAATCCGCGAAAGCCTACGAGATACTCTGGGACGCAACAAAAGAGTGCTGGGTACTCCCTCTCCGAAACCCCCAAACGGGAAAGCTCCTTGGGTGGCAAGAAAAAGGAACAATCAACCGCTCGTTCTTCAACCGTCCGACAGGACTCAAGAAGTCCTCGACGCTTTTCGGGTACACAACTCTCGTCGATGGTGACGTTGTTGTGGTTGAGTCTCCTCTTGATTGCGCTCGTCTGCGCAGCGCTGGAGTTAGCAACGTTGTAGCCATCTGTGGGTCAACCATCAGCGAGGACCAGTTCAAACTTATTCGGTATGCCGACCGTGTCATTGCCGCGTTTGACAACCCCAAGATAGACAACGCGGGTAAGTCGGCCTCGCAAGATATTCGTAAACTCGCTAGTAAATACGGTGTAAACCTCCTCTTTTTCAACTATGGTGAAACTGGGAAGAAAGACCCTGGCGACCTTACCGAGGACGAGATTGCGTGGGGACTTTCCAACGCACAATCGGCACTAATCGGTGAGAAAGCGTATGTTTAAAGGAACACTAAAACCGTACCAAGTAGAAGCGGTCGACAAGATGGTCGACAAAAAACAAGTTCTTGTTGCCTACCAGATGGGTCTTGGCAAAACGCCAATGACAATCGCCGCTATCGAGGCGCTTCGAAAGAACAACGAGATTACAGAGACAGTTCTGATTCTTTGTTTAGCGAGCCTAAAGTATCAGTGGCAAAAAGAGATTGAGAAGTTTACTGGATACGAATCTTTGGTGATTGACGGTTCTCCCAAAGTGCGTAAAGACCAGTATGACCGTGCAAAACAATACCGTTACATCATCATGAACTACGAGCAAGTGGTGAACGACTGGGACTTCATCAAAGACGAAGTATTCAGCGCCATCATCTGTGACGAAGCAACCGCCATCAAGGGATTCCGCGCTAAGCGTGCCAAGAAGGTAAAGGAACTCGCCAAGAAGATTCCCGTTCGATATGCCCTCACGGGTACACCAATTGAGAACGGACGTCCAGAAGAAATCTTTTCTATCATGCAGTTTGTTAATCCAACCATCCTGGGTCGCTTTGATTTATTCGACAAGACGTTCATCGTCCGCAATCACGTTGGGGGAGTACAGCGATACCGCAATCTAGAGACGTTGCACAAAGCCTTGACAGAACACTCTGTCCGTAAGGCACAGACCGACGACGACGTAAAGCCGTATCTACCCGACGCAATCTACCGTGAACCACTGTTAGTTCCTGTAGATGCAAAGACCAAGAAGTTGTACAACCACATTGCAACTGACCTTCTTGACCTTCTAACGCAGGCATCTTCTTTATTTGGAAGTGGGTTCAGCCTCCAGGCGCACTACGGTCAGGGCCAACAGATGGGCGACCCCGCCAGCGAAATGCGTGGGCACATCATGTCCCGAATCACAGCCTTACGGATGCTTTGCTCAAATCCTAAACTCCTTACGGATAGCTACGCTAACTTTGCCAAGATGGAAGGTAAGGGAAGTGCATACGCTCATCAGCTCGGTGAGGCAGGACTTCTAGAGGGACTCACTAAGACGCCTAAGTTAGATGCAACTATTGGTTACCTCATGGAACACCTGGACATTGACCCAAGCTACAAGGCAGTGATTTTTTCTAGTTACCTTGGTTCTGTTGACCAGTTACAGCAGCGCATCGCCGCAAAGGGCATTGACTCAGTTATCTACACGGGCGAAATGAACGCGTTGCAGAAGGAAGCCAACAAGACGTTGTTTAAGACTGACCCCGATACTCGCGTTATCATCTCGTCGGATGCAGGCGGATACGGCGTGGACTTGCCTGAAGGTAATCTACTCATCAACTACGACCAGCCGTGGTCGAGTGGACTAAGCATGCAGCGCAACGGGCGAATCAACCGCGCAAGTAGTGAATGGGAAACAATTACTATTCAAGACATTCTTATTCGCGATTCGATAGAACAGCGACAACATGATATGCTGAAGCAGAAGGTGGCAGTCGCTAACGCAGTTCTCGACGGAAGTGGTATCAACGAGAAGGGCGGAGTTGACCTCACCGTAGGAAGTCTGATAAGCTTTCTAACACCAAGAATATAGGAGGGGCAGTATGGGTAAGGTACGGGTTTCATTCGAAGCTACATTCACCGATGGCGACTCAAACCTCGTGACTACTGACAAGCGATTTGTTCGCAAGGTCTTGAACAAGCGGTTTAAGACTATGCCAGAAATCATCGGGTTTATTCGCGTGCTGGAAGAAGAAGATTGGCAGAAACAACTTGAGGAGGACGAAGACTAATGGCTAATGTCACTGATGAAGGACCCCGCGAGTTTGCAAACCCTGACCAGTTTGACTCGCAGGTTCGCGAATACGCGCAGGTACGAGACAGCATGACTGTTCTCGAAGCACGCAAGAAAGAACTTCACGGCAAGCTCATGAGCAAGCTGGAAGAAGACGGTATCGAAGACGAGGGTGGAAACATTGTCCTTGAACTTCCCGACGCTATCGCAGGCATCACGGCACTCGTAAAGACTCGCCGTGTCAGCCGCAAGGTAGACCTCGAACGCGCCCTTGAGATTGTGAAAGAGCACGGACTTGAGGACGACCTCATCGAGATGGTTCCTCAGTTGGTAGAAGACGCCGTCATGGCGAAACTCTACGAAGGAGAACTGAACGAAAACGAAGTTGACCAGATGTACCCACAGACGGTCACGTGGGCATTGAACACCAAGAAGTAATTCATGGTAGGAATGCGCAGCGAAGCCGAAATCCTCAAAGCCTTTGAGGGTCTCGACACGCGCCCTGGTTCACGACACGCCCGAGTTGCAACGAGTTCTGTTGCAGAGAAGAAGCGTGCTAAAGTTCTGGGAGAAGGAAGTGGTTGGGATGAAAATCCCATCATCAAATCTGTACGAGGAGTAGAGACCGAATTGTTCACCATCAGTGCTTTGGCACAGGCGTTGGAGAAGGAAGTCGTTACGATTCGGTACTGGGAGAAGAAGGGCCATATCCCTGGCGCTCCCTTCAGACTTCGTTCCAAGATAATTAACGGTAACAAGGTCAACGGCAATCGGGTGTATACTCGGGAACTGATTGAAATTGCTATCGAAGAATTTCAAGAACGAGGTCTGCTAGGTTCCGCTCGTGTAGACTGGAACCGAAACAGCGACTTGACATCTGCTATTGTTAGCAAGTGGCAAGAAGCCCTCAAATAACTAAATACACCGATTCATCCAAAGAGTGCGAAAGCCTCATAACCAATAAGGAGACCAGCCGATGGTCAATGCGCCTACTGTAGACGCTTCCAACTACACGGACGACGAGTTCGTTGTAGACTCCCCCGACGCATCACCCAAGCACGGAACTTCGGTTCAGGCTGGCTGGGGTGCTGCCGCTGACAAGCTGACCGTGAAGAATTCGGAATACCCGAATGACTTCAAGTTCTCGGACAAGCCTCAGCTCGTTCGTTTCCTCGAAGACGCTCCGTTTGCTGTTTACCAGCAGCACTGGATTGAGCGTGAAGGCAAGAAGTCTTTTGTCTGCCTCGAGGACGAGTGCCCCTTGTGCATCATTTCTGGTGACAAGCCCCGTGGACGCTTTGCGTTCAACGTTCTCGTCCTTTCGGAAGAGACCCCTACCGTCCAGATTCTGACGGCTCCCCCGACGTTTGCCCGTATGCTTCGTTCTGCGAACGAGGACGAGCGCCGTGGACCCCTGACGAAGTACTACTGGGCTATCTCTCGCGAGGGAACTGGTCCTCAGACCACGTTCAACCTTGAGCGCGTCCGTGCGACCGACCTCGCTGAAGAGTGGGAGATGGACGCTGAGTCCATCGACGAATTCGCGGCGACTGCTGTCAAGTACGACGCTTCGACCGTCTACGTCAGCCCGAAGGACGAGATGACCACTATCGCTCGTTCGCTCATCAACGCGTAGTAGGTCCCACTCACAAGAGCGGGAGGTTGGTACCCCTCCGACCTCCCGCTCTTATCTTTGGGGAACAGGGGAAACAAAGGAACCATGAACGTCATAACGACTCAGGACCAACTCGACGAGTTCATCCGCGCCTACAGCAATGTGGGTGCATTTGCGTTTGACGTGGAAACTATTGGGGAGAACCGTCTGTACCCCATCATCAACGACGTGTGCTGGATTTCTTTTGCGACCGAGGGTCGTGTAGATGTGATTCCGATGGGTCACCCCAACGGTTCTTTTGAGGGATGGAAGAAGCCCCTTTTGCTCGACGGTCAGCGACGCCTTGCTGCGGGCAAAGACATCCTTGAGTCGCACTACTCAAAGGACCAGCGTAAGTGGGTACCTAAGTTTGGCGAAGCACCCGAACAACTTACTCCTGGACAAGTCTTCTCTGCTATTAAGCCCATCATGTTTGGACCAGCGCTAAAGATTGGTCACAACCTTAAGTTCGACCTTAAGTCCGTAGCCAAGTACTTCGGTAAGACCATCCCTGCTGGACCATACTTTGACACGCTTATGGCGGCGTTCATTGTTGACAACCGTAACCGTCTCGGTCTGAAACTCAAGGACTGCGTCAAGCGAGAACTGGGAATCGAAGTTGCTAAGGGAATTGGTGAGAACGTAGCCGAGCACTCGTTTGAGGATGTTGCTGAGTACTCTGGCATCGACGCGGATGTAACGTACAAATTGTACAAAAAGCTCAACGAGAAGATTGTTGGACGACTTCGCAAGGTATGGAAGTTGGAGATGGATTGCCTGCCCGCCCTGTGCGACATGGAACTTGCGGGAGCACCCATTGACCAAGCACAGCTGGACATCATCGCCGCCCAGATTGAAGAAGACAAGATTAAAGCAGAAGGAAACGTCTACCGTATTGCGGGCAAGGCGTTTAGCATCAACAGTGTTCCTGTTAAGCAGGAACTCTTGTTTGGTGGAGCAAAGCCACGCATTATTCCTAACACTAAGATTCCTACCACTCTTACCCCTAAAGGTAAAGACGCAAAGATGCGTGGGGAAGAGTTGAGCCACATCCACTACTCATGCGCCGCGGATGCTCTGGAGTTCTACCGCGAGAAAGACGACTTGGTCGCAGCACTTCTGGAGTACCAGGACCTCAACAAGCTGATGACTACTTATGTCACGCCGTACAAGGGCGGAGATGTCAAGCGCGTTACTAACGGTAAAGAACGAATTATCCAAA